ATTGCAGATCAAAGATATTATGGACTATCAGATGATATACTAGAAATAATATCTGTTGATTACGATGGATATGATATACCAAGGTTAGGTAGTAAACCAGAGATAAGGGATTTAACATAATGGGTTATGAAAATAGAACATTTGCATACTTTATAGATAGAGATGCTATAGCTATAGTTAAAAGATCTGTATCCTCTGGAGAAAATACATACTCTTCTCCTAGTGAAGCAAAAACGGTTACTATATTTGCAATTAAAAAACCTAATTTATTTATAAATGCTAATACTGGAGCATCTAATACTACAACTGGATATAACGAAACTCCAGATTTACCAGAAGAATTCCAACATACTGTAGTAGCTAAAGCTATACAAAGAGGGTATGAATTAAATATAGAATCTTTAGCAGCAGCACAATATTGGGAAAACCAATTTGAAAAGGGAGTAAGAGAAGGAAAAAGATATGCTAATACAGGCAGAACAGAGAAAGTTGTAATTAAAGGACAAGGCTTTGAGCCTACTGTTTACTCTACTAGAGACAAAGATGAATCATGACAGAGATTGTATTGACTAAACCTTCTTATACTGAAAATCAAATTGCTAATGCATCAATATCTGAAGTGTCCTCCTACGCTAAGTCTATAACTGAGCTAGTGAATACAGTCTCTGCAAGTTTTACAGAATTAACAACATCAGCCACTTCTATGGCTGAATTAACCGATTATACGGAGGCAACATAATGTCAGTTCAGAAGAACCTATTAAAGTTTAATAGTACTCAAGCATTGAACTCTGAGTATGCTTCTGCCTGGACTGAAGCGACTAGAGGGCAGACTTGTACTAGTGATACCAATGATGAAATAAATATTGCATTACCTACAGGACATACTATACTATATGTGTTCCCAGAAGAATTAAGTTCTATAGGTTTTGACACTACATCAGGAGATGCTAATGGGAATAACTCACTTAGAATAGAGGCAAATAAAATGCAAAAATTTTATATTCCAAATGGAGCTACTCATGCACATATTGAAGGTCAGGGCGGAAGTGGTAATAAATTTTGTTATGTGGTAACAGGGTAAGACTATGGGAAATTTAACATTTTTAGAAAGAGAAATACTTAATAAAGTCTACAATAGTGGTAATGCTTCTTTACAAGTAGATATTGTAGATGCTACAGGTGTTACATTTGTAGCTAATTCAGAATCAGTATATGTAGATGATGGTGACTGGACTGATAGTACATCAAAGCATACTCTTGTAGGTGGGTTGTATCAGTCAACACCGCAAACTATTACAGATGGAGATGTAGGCCCATTACAAGTTAATTCAAATGGGTTTGTTAAAACATCTAATGATACTATAGATAAAATGCTATATGGTACAGGCTTAGTAATTACTGCAGTTAATTTAGGGTCTGATCAAGCGTTAGGATCTACATATCAATCATTATATGTAGGAGTAGGTGGAGATGTAGTCGTAACTCTTGCAACGAGTGGTAGTGATTTTACATTTAAAAACGTAGCAAGTGGACAATTACTTCCAATTCAAATAACTCATGTAAAAGCTTCTAATACTACTGCAACAAATATGATTGCATTAAAAGCATGATAACAGTATTTCGTAAATATGCAAATTTTTTAAGTACCATTTATGATAAAATATTTGAGCAATCAAATCTTAAATGGGAAGATCAAACTCAGAACTGGGAGGATTTATAATGCCTACAAGTTTGACTGGCAATAAAATATCGTTAACTTATCCACAAATTATCCACGTTAATGGTGGTGTAACTGGTACTGCAAAAGCATTATATGATGGTGATGGTACAGCAACAATATTAAAAGTATCTACAAGCGTAGTTGAGATATCAGGAAACTTAACTGTTGCAGGTACCTTAACAAGTGTAAACACAACAAATTTACAAGTTGATGATAGTTTAATACAACTTGGCAGAGATAATGATTCTTCTGATGTAGTTGATATAGGTTTTGTAGGGTTGTATGATGCAGGTGGAACAGATAAATATGCAGGTTTATTTAGAGATGCTAACGATAGTGGTAAGTTTAAATTATTTATAGATTCACAAGAAGATCTATCTACAACTAATACTATTAATACAAGTGCTACAGGATATGCAGTTGCTACATTAGTTGCAAACTTAGAAGCTGCTACAGTAAATATAGATGGTGGTAATATTGATGGAACTACAATAGCAACGTCTGACATTACAGTAGGATCTAGTAAAACTTTAAATGTTTCTAGTGGAACATTAACAACTTCACAAGCACAAAAATTAGCTATTGTTCAAGGGGTAGGTGCTAATACAGATATTGGGGCTTATAATTTTAGAGCTTCAACGCTTACTGCTGATTCTCAAACATCTGGAAGAGTTGCGATCTATGGAACAAATGGGCTACTTACTGAGGATTCAGATCTAACATTTAGTGGGGATACATTAACAGCTACAAAGCTTGGTGCTTTTACTGCAACTGGTGCAATAAATTTTGACAGTCAAAACATGACTAACGTTGATATAGATTCTGGAACCATTGATGGTATTACCACGCTTACAGTTGATAACATAACAATAAATGGCTCAGACATAAATAATAGCACAGGCAATTTTACTTTTAGTCATGGTGGGTCTGAAAAACTTAGAATTACATCAGACAAAGTTATGTTTAGCGTTGATGCAAAAGTAGATGCTAACAACTCAAGAGATTTAGGAACAAGTGGTGCAAGATGGAAAGATCTATATCTTGCTGGAGATGCTAATGTAAGTGGTGCTGGTTCATTTGGTACGCTTACTGCAAGTGGTGATATTAACTTTGATTCTAATACATTATTTGTAGATGCATCTCAAAATAATGTAGGTATTGGTACAAATTCTATTACAGCTACAAGCCAATTACAAATAGAAGCAGATAAAGCAGAGCTAAGAATTAAAGGCACAAATGATGCTGCAAGTGATGAGATAGCACATCTTATATTGGAAGCATCTTCAGATAGAAGAGCTGGTATTACTATTGAGGGCGATTCAAATAGTATTCAAGCATTTATAGGCAGACCTTATGATACTGCAAATACTTTAGTTTTTGAAACAACTGTTGATGGAGAAAGTTCTGGTACTGAAAGAATGAGAATTACCAATAATGGTATTGAAAGCATAAGACCAGGAACTGATAACGAAGCTTTTGGCTTCCAAGCAGGACATGCTCTTGCTTCTGGTGGCAACAATAATACTATGCTTGGTCATACTGCAGGAGCAGTTGTATCAACTGGTGATAATAATACAATAATTGGAAGCAACTCTGGTCTTGGATTAACGACTAGCAATTCCAATGTCCTTGTGGGTTATAGAGCAATGTATAGAGCTACTACTGCAGCTGATAGTAATGTAGCTATTGGTTATGAATCTATGGGTGGAAACTGGGGTACTGCTGATGTAAATAATTGTGTTGCTATTGGTAGAGATACATTAGCATCAACTTTAACATCTGCAGCTTCTCAGCAAGTTGCCGTAGGTGATACAGCTTTATATAGTTGTACAAGTGGAGCTGAAAATGTAGCAGTTGGATATATGGCTTTAGCTGACTTAACAACTGGAGGGTCAAATGTCGGTTTAGGATTTAAAGCAGCTCAAAATTTAGAAAGAACAGAATCTCATAATATTGCTATCGGTGGCAATTCGATGGAAAACTTAAAAGAAAATCATGCTGGTGCAGAAGCTAATCATAATATAGCTATTGGAACTGCAACATTAGCCGCAGGAAATTTAGGCAATGGAGTAAAAGTTAATCATAATATAGCAATAGGTAGTAACGCATTAAACTCTACTGGTACAACTCAACATGAAGGAACTATTGCCATTGGATATAACGCAGGAACTGCTATTAACGATGAAGAAGCTGAAGGTTCTGTATTAATCGGACACGAAGCTGGTGCAACTATTACACAAGGTCAAGCAAATGTAGGAATAGGCTATCAATCATTAACTGCAGCTAGTGGAACTGGTACAGATTTTAATGTAGCCATTGGGTATCAATCAGCAAAAACCATATCTGGTAATAGTAACGGCAATGTTGTAGTAGGGTATCAAGCTATGGAAACAGCTGCTGAATGTGATAGAAATACAGTAATAGGATACAGAGCTTTTGCTAATGCTAGTAGTGGAGAAGATGGAAATATTGTTATAGGGTATAGTGCTGGAAGTGCTATACGAAATGGTGATTCAGATGAAAATGTTATTATAGGATTTGAAGCAGGAACTGGAGCTACTGGAGGTTCGATAGCTCGTTCTGTCGCTATTGGTGCATTTTCATTACAATCCACTGCTGGCAATGCTGCATCTGATGTTATTGCAATAGGTCATAAGTCTTTAAAATCAATGACAACTGGCAGTCAAAATACTTGTGTTGGGTTTGTGTCTGGGGAAGATATAACTACTCATTCTGCTAATACATTCCTTGGGTATAAAGCTGGTACAAATGTAGCAGGAGACCATAATACTTGCATAGGAGCAAGTGCTGGAGATGCAATTATAAGTGGTGAAGAAAATATTTGTCTTGGCTCAAACACAGACCCATCAGCCAATGATACTGATAATGCTATTGTTATAGGTTTTAATATTACTGGTGGTGGAAATCAATTTAGTTTTGGCAAAGCAAGTAATGTTGTTTCTAATACATTTACATCGGATGCAGCTTTTTCAAGAAGTTCAGACGAAAGATTAAAAACAGATATTAAAGATGATACATTGGGTCTTGATTTTATTAAAGAATTAAAAACTAAAACTTTTAAATGGAAACCTTCAAATGAAGTTCCAAAAGAACTAACAGAGCATTATAGTGAAAAAAATAATATGGACACAGACGTTGTAATGCATGGGATGATTGCACAAGAAGTAAAAGAAGCTTTAGATAAAGCTGGTGTTAGCACTTTTGGAGGTTGGTCAGAAAAATCAGATGGTTCACAAGATATATCAAGAGAAATGTTTGTAATACCACTTATAAAAGCAGTACAAGAACTCTCAACTAAACTAACCCAATTAGAAAGCAAGTGTAATTGTGAATGAAACCTTTAGAAAGTATCTTGCAATTATCTATACTGCTATTGCTACTCTGCTTTTTATGTCTGTATTCGTTTGGGCTTGTGATAACTTTTATATTGGAAAGTCTGAAAAAGAACTTAATGAAGAATTAATGCAATCTATATTTGAAGTAGATAGCTTAATGCAAAACATACAAATAATACTAGGCGATTCTAGTTTAATTCAAAAATAAAGGAAAATAAAATGGCTAAAAAAGAAAATAAAAAAGCTATGCTTAATTTAGATGATAAAGAATATGTAATAGACGATATGAATGATGAACAAAAAATTATGGTAAGTCACATTGCAGATCTTTCAAGAAAAATGGAAACAATGAATTTTAATATGCAGCAATTAGAATTTGGAAAACAAGCATTTGTTACCGCATTAAAGAAAACACTAGACAAGGAAAATGAAAAATAATGGTTGAGAATTGGACTGAAATAGGATTTGCAGGTTTAGCTGCAGGAATATTGTGGATGACGTTTAAATGGATGACAAGTGAACTCAATAAAAAAATTGATGATCTACATGATATTATAATAAAACTTATTGATGCCAAGAATGTAATGGTAGATAAATTTCAAGAAATGAATGACGAAGTAACTGATCAATTAAACTACATAGAAGCTAAGTTGGGAAATGGTAGAGGCTCAAAACAAAGAAGAAAGTCAGGTAAATAATATGGCTATGGGAAAAAGATACACTAGTAAAAAAACAAACAATATGAAATCTAAAAAAAAGAAAATGACTGGTAGGAAAAAAATGGGTAGTAAACCTGTTAAACGTAAAAAGTCAGCTTACTAATGATTAAAAAAGTAAAAGCACCTACTGGTTTTCATTGGATGAAAAAAGGTAAATCATATAAACTTATGAAGCATACTGGAAAGTTTAAAAAACATAAAGGTGCAAGTTTAATGGCTAATTTTAATGTTCAAATGAAACACTCTAAAAAGAAATAATGGCAAGTGCTACCAAGACAAAACCAAAGCTATGGAAACGTATTGTTTCAAGTGTTAAGTCTGGTAGTAAAGGTGGGAGACCTGGACAATGGTCAGCTCGTAAAGCTCAAATAGCTACAGCTAGATACAAAAAAGCAGGTGGTGGTTATAGAGGTAAAAAATCTAGCAGTAATAAATTAAGCAAATGGTCAAAACAAAAATGGGATTATGTAAGTAAAGGCGACAAGAAAAAACCAAGAGCAAAGAGAGGTAGGTATCTACCTGAGTCAGTTAGGAAAAGTCTTAGTAAGTCAGAAAAAGCAGCTACTAATAGAAAGAAAAGAGCAGCCAGTAAAAAAGGAAAACAAAAAGCTAAGTATT